TATCGTCGTGATCCTGATCGGCGGCGCACTCTTGGAAGGGATCGGGTCGTTGCTGGGCGTCACGCTGTTCGCCGGCGCGAACATTGTCAGACGCCTGCGGGATCGTCGGGCACGGAAAAACGCCGAAAAGGCCGCCCGCGCTGCCGCCGATCCTGGGCCGCGGCGGATTGAGATTTCCTGCCCGTGCTCCGAAAAATTCCAGGTCGTCGTAAAAAAGCCGGGCGGCGCCCTGTTTTTCACTTGCCCGAAATGCGGGCAGAAGCTCCGGGTTGATACCTCGAAAATGGTGGGGTGATCTCTCTGCATGTCTGTATATAAAAATCCGAAAACCGGGAAATGGTATTGCATCTTTCGGGTGACGGACTGGACGGGGAAGCGGAAACAAATCAAAAAGGCCGGCTTCTCCCGCCGGGCCGACGCCCTGGAATACGAGCGGAATTACACGGCCAAGGAGGCCGGCTCTCTCGACATGACTTTCGGCGCCCTGGCCGACCTCTACATGGCCGACGCAAAGGCCCGGCTGCGCCCGACCACATACGAAAACAAAACGTGGATCATGGAGAAGAAAATCCTCCCGTATTTCCGGGATCAATACGTCGCCGACATTACGCCCGCAAAAATCCGAAAATGGCAGACGGAGCTGATGGGGAAGGGGTACGCCCCGACCTATCTAAAAACGATCAATAATCAAATGACCGCCATTTTCAATTATGCCGTCCGTTATTACGGCCTGGCCTCAAATCCGGCCATTGCTGCCGGCTCCATGGGGAAACGGGACGCGGAGGAGATGGACTTCTGGACGCTGGACGAATTCGACCGCTTCATTGCCGGAATGGCCGGCGATCCGACGGCCTCGACGGCCTTTAATGTCCTTTTCTGGACGGGGATGCGTGAGGGGGAGCTGCTGGCCCTCACCATGAACGACGTGGATTTCGACCGCGGCGGGGTGCATATCCGTCGGAGTTATACCCGCCTGGGCGGTGACGATCTGATCCAGGAGCCGAAAACGCCGAAAAGCCGGCGCTTCATTCCGTGCCCGGCTTTCCTGATGGATATGCTGCGGGACTATGCCGCCCGCCTCTATGAATACGACCCGGCGGAGCGGCTTTTCCCGTTCACGAAATCGTGGATCAATGACCAGCTGAAGCGCGGCTGCGCCCGCACGGGGGTCAAACAGATCCGCGTGCATGATATTCGGCACAGTCACGCCTCGATGTTGGTGGACAGCGGCGCCGATCCGCTCCTCATTGCCGACCGTCTTGGGCATGAGAAGGTCACGACCACGCTGGGCACCTATTCCCATTTGTACCCGGACAAGGGGCGAGCCCTGGCCGGCACCCTGGACGCGATCAAAAGCCGGCACGACCAGGAGCGGGCCGCGGCGCCGGCGGCCCATGACGATGATGATGATGATCCGCCGACGCCGGAGCCCGATTTCTGAGCCCGTGTTACCTTTTTGTTACTCCACAACGAAAAACGCCCCGGAACGGTGCATTTTTTAGCGCTCATTCCGGGGCTTTTATCGCGTTTTATTCGGTTTTATGCACGTTTTCGCGGGCTTATTCAGAATGCCGTTTTATTCCCACTCTATCGTTGGGGAATGTCCGCCCGTGTTTTTGTGTCCGTCGTGCTCTTTTCTGTGCCTGTATTTCCTGCATTTCCTCCGGGCGGATTTGGCTGCAAAAAATCTTGTTGCCCAGGTGTTACTCCGTCGTTACCTCGCCGGCGTCGTCCTGCAGGCCAAGCTGCTTCAAATAGGCGTCGATGGCCGCCACGATGAAATCCGACCGGGACGTGGTGCCGGGCTGGGCCTCCAGGTAGTCGTCGATGATGTCGAGCGTCCCCGTCGGGATGTGGACGGTGGTGGGGACGCGGCGAAATTTCCCTTTCATGGGTCGGCCGTATGCCATGATTATCTCCTCCGCGCTTCGTAGGCTGCATTGGTGAGCCGGATCAACTTCTCCCGGACGTCCGGGGTCAGGGCCTCGATCCACTCCGCCGGGATGGCGTCGTACCCGTACCACGCGCCGGCCAGGCCGCCGGTGATGGCTGCGTTGGTGTCGGCGTCGCCTCCCAGGTTGACGGCCGTGACGACGGCCTCCCGGAAGGAGTCGGTGGTCGCCACGCTGCCCACGGCGATCCGCATGGCGTCCACGACCCACCCGCCGAGACGGCCCTGGATGACGTCCGGGCGCGTCGCCGCTTCGTAATACTCGGAGACGGCCGCGCAATGCTCCGCCAGGAATTCCCGCGGGCTGTCCGCCTGACTTTCCGATGCTGTTAATAAGTTTACCATGCGGGCGTATAAAATGCAAGCCTCGGATGACTTGAAGCCCGCGTGGGTCATCTGGGCGATCTTCATGGCCCAATACTCCGCCCGCGCATGGTTGTCGTAATACAGGGCGGGGTACACGGTACGCATGAGGGCCCCGTTTCCCTCCACAGGGCGGCCCTGGCTGCGCTGTGTGGCCTCCGCGGCCTCCTCCCATTGCTCCGCCTTGGGGGATGCTCCGCCGATCCTCTGGGCGTTGTAGATGCTGTGGGCGCACGCTGCGCCGACGTCCTTGGGGCCGCTGTCGGCCCACTCGATAAACCTGCGGCCTACGGCCTCGACCGGGGCCTCTGGGGCCTCGACGATGCCCTCCGCCACGCAAAGGGTCATCTGCGTGTCGTCGGTGATCTCTCCGGGCACCAGGGACAGCCAGCCGCCGCCGACCATCCTGTCCAGGCGCCCGTACTTCTCCGCGATCTGATCCGGGCTCATAAACTCCACGGGGCCGCCCAGGGCGTCGCCCACGGCCACGCCGAACAACGCGCCGGCGATCCTCTTTTTCATGTCGATCATGTCATAACCTCACTTTCTGTTGTGCAGCTCCTCGATGTCGTCGAGGGTCTGCTCTTTGACCTCAATACCGTCGATCTGTTCCTGGATTTTCTCCATGAGCTGCAGCGCCTGGCCCTCGATGGCCTTGTCCTGCATTTCCCGGAGCTTGGCCTTTTCGGCCGCCAGGCCCTTGCGGGCCCAGCTCAAAATCTCCAAATACGTCACGGTTTCGCCTCCTTTCTGATCTCCCGGCGGGCTTTCGCCAGGAGCCATTTCTCGATGCAATCCACGCAGTCGTCGTCCGTCGGGTCGAAACGCCGGCATTTTGCATAGGTGTCATGCCTGCACAGGCCCGCGGCCTGCATGACCACGGCGGCGATGTGGACGGCACGGCGGGCCTCGGTCTCGGTCGCTTTCATCTGCTGCCCTCCCATTTCTCCCGCGTCAGCTGCTGTTGCTGCTGGGCGACGACGTGCTCCATGGTGTCCGCCAGATCCAGCTTGTCCCGGTATTTGTCCCCGATGACCCTGCGGGCGATCTCCAACATGTCGATCACGCGGTCGGTGAATATGCCGTTGTTTCGCTGGGCCTGCTCTCTGGCCTCCCACAGCCCCACGAGGCGGTCTCTCTCCCGCTCGGTGATCATGTCGTAACCGTAGGCGTCCTGGATTTCGTCGGTGCTGCTGTAGCCCTCCAAATCGACGAACATGGTGGCGATCTCCTCCGCCTGCTTCTTGCTGCGGGTGGAGAGCTTTTTCTTTTTGTACCGGGCGATGGCGTCCTTAAGCAGGTCGTCTGCGGTTGCCAAATCCCGGCGGATGCGCTGGGCCTCGATCCTGATGGCCTCGTAATCGTGCCACGGCAGGGCGTCGATGTTGCCCAGGTCGATGGGGTTGATGCTCATGGTGTCGTCTCCTTTCTGGCCGGTGCGGCCCTCTTGTTCCAAAACTCGAAAAGGTCATTGCCTTTTCTGCTCCACGGAAACACGAAGCGCGTCCTGCAGGTCTTGCACTCGACGACGCTGACAACGCCGAAGCCCGTGTCCCATGGCGTGACCTTGCCGCCGCAAAACGGGCAGCCCTCCATTTCTTCCATCTGCGGGCCCTCCTCTCATAAATGGATGCCGTCGGGATATTCGATGTATATTTCCCCGTCGTCGTCGATGCTGAACGATCTGAAGCTCTGCTTCTCTGCTACGAGCCAGCCGGCCTCTCGCATGACGCCGGCCACGTACTGAAACGGGCAGGCGCGGACGGTGCGCCGGATGCCGTAGCGGGTCGTGACCTGCTGCGGTGCCGTGTACTTTTTGATGGCCCGGTAGGGCGCGGTGTTGGTCTCGATGTCCATGCCGAAGGTGGTGCCGTCCCGGTAGTACCCTCGAAAATGCTTCATGCGCTCGACCTCCCCCGGAGCATTGCTTTCATTTCCAATTCGGTCAGCTCCAATGTCAAAAGGTCGAATGCCTCATAATGCCGGACGACCTCGCCGTCCCAGGTTAGGTCGGCCTCAATGGCCCAGCAGGTGGCGTATTGGACGCGCTGCACACTGATCCCGATGGCGCCGGCCGGCGCGTTGACGAATGCGGGGAGCTCCCGGAGGAGCTCTGCCGCTTCTTTCTTTGCCTGGGCCTCCAGGGCCACGGCCTCGGTCAAATCCTCGCAGAACATGTACGACATGGCCGGCCCTCCTCATGCGCTGACGGGCTCGAAGCGGCCGTCGATGCTGTGATCCCATTCGATTGTCCCGTCGATGAATTGCAGGATGCCCTTGGCGGTGAACGTCCAGCCGCTTTCGACGTTTTGCATGACGGCGGAGGCGTTGCTGCACCCTCCGGCGCCGTTCCAAAACATGGGGCCGACCGCCGAAGGGGCGATGCACCGAAAACGGCCGCCGCCGCGGTTGGTGTAGACCTGGCCGACGACAGGCTCGATCCGCGTGCCCTTGTCGATGGCCCAGATCTTTTCGTTGGTGCCGTCGGGGTGGAAGATGACCTCCCGATCCTCTGCGTCCACGTAATGGGCGATGACGGAGACGTCCCTGCCGGTCTCTGCGGCGCGGGCCTTGGCGGCGTTGACGGCCTGCTCCGTGATTGGCGTGGAGCCGACGTGCTGGCCGTCCTGGGTGATGGTGAAATTGATGCGGGTCATGCTGATGTCCTCCTCTCATTTGTGGGCGTGGGCCGCCAGGATGTAGCAGCCGGGGTGTTCCTTGGCTTCTGCCTCGGTGCGCTTGTAAAATTCGGCGTCGTCCAGGACGACGGCGGGGCAGTAGATGTCCGCCTCGCACAGGAGGCCGTTCTCCTTGTCGTACCGCTTCACGGCGTAGACGGCGTGGGCGGCGCCGGCCTTGTTCATGGCCTCGACCGCGGCCGCCCTGGCCAGGTCGATCATCTGCTGCAGGTCTGTCGCTCCGGCATAATGCGGATAAATGACCAAGCTGCCGTCGTGGTAGAAATATCTGATCATCCGATTACCTCCTCCAATGCCTCGATGATGCTGTCGATGTCGATGTCCAGGTCGTAGGCCGCCGTCTCCAGGGCGTCGGCGTATTCCTCCATCTGCTGGCCCCGGTCGCTGCCCTGGGCGCCCTCCGGCATGTTGTCGAATGCCTCCCGCTCCTCTGCGGCAACGTCGTCCACGGCCTCCTTGGCCTCCTCGATGTCGGCCTTGATGGCCTCCAGCTTTTTGATGATCCCGCGGATCGTCTTGCGCCTCGCTGTGTTCATGTGTTCCCCTTTCCGGCCGGGCTTGTGACCGGCCTGCCGCATTACCGGGGGCGGGGCCCCCGTCACTCTGCGAAATCCTCCTTATTTCCGATACGCGGCGAAGGTCATGCGGTTGATGCCGATGCTCTTGCCGACGACGCCGAAGTCGTAGTCCTTGTAATGGGTGGGCTCGGTATATCCGGCCTTGGCGGCGTTTTCCTGGCTGCGGAAAACCTTGTCGATCTTCACGGTGCAGAAGCGCGGGGTCAAAACGTACTGGCCTTTTTTCAACGTGTTCTTGCTCATTGGTGTCTCCTCCTTACCATTCATACGGGGCCGGGGTGCCGGCCTCTTTGCTGTAAATGTTGATCGTCGCCATGAGGAAAATCGCCCGCTTGGAATACCTGCCGTTTTTGGCGGTTTCGGTCTTTAATTCCCGCTGCAGCTTCTCGATCTCCGCGTTGACGTTTTTCATTTGGCGTGTCCTCCTCTTTTGTCTTTGTGCCCTCATTATAAACCGATGCGGTTTATAAGTCAAGCAAAAAAGAAGGGGCCCACGGAAGATTTTTTTCCTCCGTGGGCCCCTTCTCGGTCAATGTTGTGGTGTTACTCCCCGGCGGGCTCCGTTTCGGCCTCCGTGGGGCCGTCCTGGGCCGCTGCTGCGACGATCTCGCCAGGGGCGGGCGTTTTACCGTCGGGAGGTTTGCCGTCGCTCTGGGGCGTTTCTGTGGCCCTGACGATGGCCTCGCCGATGCGGTCGCCGACCGCCTTGACGATTTCGTCCACGTCCACGCCGGCGGCCGGGGCTGTCGCTTCAATTTCGCCGACCAGCAGGGCGGGGGTGCCGCTCTCGATGTATTCGCGGGCCTTGACGTTGTTGTTCCAGTATTCCTTGGCCTTTTCGAGCCCCTTGTCGATCATGTCCTGGATTTCCTCCGCCGTGAAAAGGGGCTTGATTTCGTCCGGGATTTTGTCGTAAATCCACCCGGCGACCTTTGCGGATTTCAATTTGCCGGTGCCTCCGCCGAGCTCCTTTTCGGCCTCCGTGACCAGGCCGACGATGATCTGCAGCAGATTTGCCTTGACGGCCTCCTTGGCCTCCGCCTTTTCCTCCGCGCTGGCCTCCTTGATGGCCTTGGCCCGCTTGACGATGACGTCCACGGCCTTGTAAATGGCGGCGATGTCGGCCAGGATCAGGACAACGGCCGCGACGATGATGTGGATGTGGTTGATGATCTCCATGTGTTCCTCCCGGCTTTACGCCTTGGTCAGATATACGGACGAAACGAAGCCCACGGTGGCGCCGCAACGGATATAATACCATTTCACGCCGCCGCGGATGGAATAATACCCGTAGTTGTTGACCTTGGTGCCCTTGCTGATGGACTTGATGACGCCGTAGGCGGTGCCGGGGCCGTAGCGGATGTTCAGCCCGGCCGCGGCTTTGACGGTGTACGTGCCCGCGATCCCGCGGTCGAATTTCTCCGCCGGGAGCACCTTTTTCCCGGTGTCCTGGGCGGGGGCCTCCGTGGACGGCTTGGCGGGCTCTGCGGCCGGCTCGGTGGTCTTGCCGAGCAGTTCGTTGACCTTGGCCTGGACGGCGCTGTAAGCGTACCCTGCGGCCTGCAGGCGCGTCCTGCGCTCCGATCCGTTGCCCCACTTGCCGGCGATGACCTCCTTGGCGATCTCCTCGATGCTCTTGGTGGTCTTGTCCGGGTCGTTCTCGGTGGGGACACCGGCGCCGCCGAGGGCCTTGGCGATGGCTGCGTAATTCGGGGCGATGAAGCCGCGGATGTAGCGGCCGTTGACCTGCATCGTCCGGGTGGCGACCTTGCCGCCGGACGTGTTGCCCTCCGTGACGACGAAGGAGGAGCTGCCGGGCTGCGTCACGATGCCGATGTGGTCGCCGTCGCCGCGGTTGTCGCCGGCGCCGGTGTCCTGCCAGTCGTAAACGACGGCGTCGCCCAATTTGGGGACGTAGGCGTCGTTTTCGATCCAGATGCCCTTATCCTGGGCGATCCTGATGAAGCGGTTGACGCCGCATTCCGTCCCGGTGTGCTCCGCGATCCCGGCCTTGATCCACGCCGCGGAGACGGTGGTGGCGCAGTAGGCGTCCGTGACCTTGACGGTGTACCCGACGGCCAGGGGCTTGTGCTCGTTGTAAATCTTCAAAATCTCCAGGTGCTTGGCGCTTCCCTTGGTGGCGCCGATCCACCCGTTGATGATGTCGCAGACGTGCTGCCGAAGCTGCTGCTCTGTCATTGGTTTCCCTCCTATGCTCAAAAATTCGGGATTTCCGGGTCTTGGTTGACGGCCTGGGTGACGGTGTCGTCGATCTTCCCGTCGATGGCGTCCTCCAATGCCTGGATGTCGATCTCCACCTGCTCGATCTGCTCCGGGGTCAAATATCCCCCGATGGCCAGGCGGAATTTCACAATCGCCATTTTGATCTTGACGATGTTCTCCATTTTCGCCTTGGCCTCATACGATACGATGGCGGAGCCGAACACGCCGCCGGTCACGGCGATCACGGCGGCGAAGAAGGTAACGTCCACGCACAAAAACGCCGCGATGGTGCCGATGGCGACGGAAATGGCGAAAATGATGCCAGCGCACAGGAGGAGCTTCTTGCTGGCCTCCATGCGCTTTTTGCGCTGCGTGCTTCTCATTTCCGCCCCTCCTCAATGGACGCCAGGATTTCCTGCTCCAGGGCTTTCTGGGCGTCCTCCGCTTGGGTGTAGCTCTCCATCGCTTTCTCCAATTCCCCGTTGGGGGGCGGTTTTACGATGGCATGGTGAAGCCAGAAAAACAGGCGGCCGGCTGCCCGGCGCCTGTTGGCCTCTGCGACGGCGCGAGCGTGCCGCTGCTTCTCCGCCTCTTTCTTGCGGGCCTCCTCCGCCTCCAGTTTCTTATCGAAATACCTGGTGATGTACTTGAGGGCCACGCCCGAAACAAGGCCGGAGACGACGGCGCTGACCGCGACGTTGATGATGGTCTCAATCGTCATTTTCTGCTGCCGCTTCCTCTCTCTTAGCCGACAGCAGGCGGTCTATTGACGCCCCGAAGATGCGGTCATAAATCCAAAACATGATACGCTGCATGTCTGTCCCTCCTCTCCGTCGCTGCGGCTCTAATCCGTTTCGCCGGTCGCCTCGATGTTACCCAGGAGCCGGTTTACGCGGTCGTTGATCTCCGCGGTCTCCTCCTCCTGGCATACGGCGCCGAGCTGGTGCAGGCTCTCCGCCTGCGCCCTGATGATGTGGTTTTGTTTCTCCACAATCTCCGATAACTCTTGAATGATTTGCAGATGGCTCATTGCTGTCGCTGCCTCCATAGCGTTCTTTCGCGTGCAGGTATATCTCATTCAATCGGGTGCGGAGGTTGGCGTTGGTACAATGCTGGATCATTCCCTTGTACGATGCGACGCGCCTGTCGAATGCCTCCCGCGTCATTTCACCCGTGAACAGCTTGCGGCTGATGGCCCGCATGGCCTCCTTGATCCGCCGGACGGTGGCCTTGCGGAGCTTCAGCTCCCGCGCCGTGACCATAAAACCGACGAATTCGATGCGGCCGACCGGGCGGATGGCCGTCTTGCTGTTCAAATCCAGGTGCAGGACGTCCTGCAAAAACTCCGTGATGGCCTGCAGGTATTCCTGGGCGGCCTCCTTTGACGGGGCCAAAATGACGACGTCGTCCATATATCGGACGTAATGGCGAATATGAAGGGTGTGCTTGCAAAACTGATCTAAACGGTCGAGGTAGATGTTGGCGAACAACTGCGACGTCAAATTGCCGATGGGCATTCCAACGTCGTCAAGCCAGTCGAATTCCTCCACGTCGTCGGGGCTCATAAACCGCGGCAGGCCGAATTTCTCGCCGTTGCAATTTATGATCATTTCCAACAACGCCATGAGGCGCGGGTCTGTGATCCTGTCGCCCAAAATCTCCAACAGGACGGCGTGGTCTATCCTGTAAAAATACTTGGATATGTCCAATTTGAGGTAATACCATCGACCCGGCTTTCCCTCCACCTGCTTCATCCAGTATTGTAACCGATGCGCCGCGGCCAGGCTGCCTTTGCCCTTGCGGCAGGCGTAGCTGTCCTCGATCATCATGCGGTCGAAAAACGGGTTTAATAGCAGGTATATCGCCCATTGGACGACGCGGCTGGCGCACGGCAGCGCCATGACCAGCCGCTTTTTGGGGACATATACCCAATGCCGCCGGTACGGCCCGAAAACAAATGTCCCGGCCCTGATCTGTTCCTGGATCGTCAACAAATTCGCGTCCAGGTCGTTCCCGAAAGCCAGGAATTCATTGCGGTATCGCTTCGCCTTGCGGGCGTGCCGGAAGGCGTCCTCTAACCAGGAAAAATCGGTGATCTGCAAGAAGGCGTCGCTGATGACTTGCTTTTCACTCATAAATAAATCTTCCGATCTGCGCTTGACGTTGCCGCCTCGGTCGGGACGGCCGCAGGGTTTTGCCTGGCCGCCCGCCGACCGTTTTCGCAGCTTACACCCATTTTTCCCGGACGGTCTCCCCGTCCGGGATGGATAACGGGCCCCTTTGACCCTTGCGCCTGCGGATGCCCGTGGGCTCTCCGCACTCATATCCGGCAAGGGGCAGAGCGGGGCGGCCGCCGATGTTCGCGTTGGCGTTGGTGCGGTCGTTGTTGAAGTTCAGATAGAACACGCCGTTGTTGGCGCCGTTGTTCCAGTTCCCGCCGCGATTCGCCACCCGGCTAACCGACTGTACTGGCCCGTTCCCAAATGGGGCCGCCCTATTTGGGGAGGCCCCGGTTTTCAAATGCTTTCTTGTACCCGCCGATCATGCTGCCGATCTCCTTGTTGTACCTGCTCCAGACATCCCTTTCGTGCATGGTCAACGGCGGGGCGAAGCCCTTGGCTTTCTGTTCCTCGGATGGCTGCCCCTGATCCGGCCCGGCTGTCCGCGTGCCTCGGTAGAAATCCTTGTCCGATGCGATGATGACGAATTCCTTGAGGACGGCCAGCTCCACGTCCAAATCCTCGATGGTGGTCTTTTTGTAATACTTGCGCTCCAATCGGGTCGCCAGCCGGTACATTTCGAGCATACTGTCCCGCATGATGTCGGCCAGCTTGCGGTTGCGGCGCGGGAATTTGTCCACCAACGGGAGGCCGTACTGGATCATTTCCCGGATTTTTTCCTTGAGGACGAATTTGCGGGGCTGCTCCGGCTCTTGGCCGGCTTCATCGTCCGGCGGGATGTAGCTGCCTCCGTAATTTTTGGGCGTCTGCCTGTTGCGTGCGTATTCCATGCAATCCTCCGAAAAAGGGGCCCGCTCCCGCGGGCCCCGTCAGTTTGTCTGTGATCAGTTTACGGTTTACTCATAAAAAGCGGGGCGGCCGCCGAGGTACGCGTAGGCGTCGGTGCGGTCGTTGATGAAGAGCAGATAGAACACGCCGCCGTTGGCGCCGTAGCTCCAGCGCCCGCCGCGAATCGCCACCCGCTCCGCGGCGCCGTTGTTGGCGTAGAAATAATCGCCCTCGTAGTCCGTGTCTCCGGGCTCCGGGGCCAGCGCCATGGCGCGGAGGTACAGGGCCGCGAATTCGGAAATGCTGCCGTCGATGGTCGTGGACGCGAAGGCGGCGTTGCGGCTGCTGTTGGAGGAGCTGCTGATGGTGCCGGTGATCCACTTCCATTTGCTGCTCACATAATCCAGCTTGACCGTGACCGCGCTGGCATAGGACGGGTTGGCGACGGCGTTGCCGCTGGAATTGACGATCTTCTCCGGCTGGACGAAGAGGTCGTCGTAATCCGTGGCCGCGCTGTTGATGGCCCGCCATTCGGCGGACGTGGCGCCCAGGGCGGTTTCGGGATCGGCCGCGTTGTTCTGCGGGATGACCTGCAGCTCACCCTCGACCAGGCGGATGCCGATCTGCCACTCCGAAACATTGCCATTCAGATCCCACACGCCGGCCATGGTGTTGTCGTCGCTCCACTTCATGGGGCCGGTGCCGGTGGCGACGTGGTTGATCTGGCCGGAGCTGTACGTGGTGGGGATGGCGACGTAGTCGGTCTCCCGGCTATCCTTGCCGAAGTTGTTGTTGCCCCACGGCTGCGTCCCGTTCCGCTTGGCCAGGAGGGCCAGGTAGGCCCACTCCGCGGCCGTGCTCAAATGGTGGCCGGCGCCCTTGTTCCGGCAATACGTGGTGAATTCGTCGATCTTCTTGTTGCTGCCGGGGTCCTCGCCGGCCAGGGAATACAGCCGGTTGTTGTGGATGACGCCCTGGAATTTGCCGAAGCAGAGGGTGTCCTTTTCGCTGTTGCTGATCATAAAGGCCGGGTGGACGGTGGTGCCGCCGGCGATGGCGGCGATGTTGGTGCCGACCGTCAGGGTGGCGCCGGACGTGATGGACGTGGTGGCCTTATACAGGACGCCGGCGACGCTGATGTATTCGCCGGTGGTGTAGGCGCGGGACGCCGTCATGCCGGCCTCCACGTGGCCCATGAGCTGCCCCAGGGTCTTTTTGGCCCTGCGGACGTAAATGCTGGGGAGCCCCTTGTCGTCGGTGACGACCTCATTGGTGGGGTAGACGGCCTTGACGGCCAGGGCGACGTTGTCGAATTTAGCCATTTGTAGCTCCTCCTTTTACTGGATGGTGGGGGTCAGGTCGTCGATGCTCCAAAGAACGACGACGACGTCGCCCATATCGAGGGGCACGGGCTCCAGGTGGGTCTCGCCCTCCTCCTCGACTTCGGTGTACTGGATGGCGGGGATTTCCACCTGGGCCACGTAATAGCGGCCGATGCCCACGCCGATCACGAGGTTGTTGTTGTCATCCGCGCACACGTCAACGGTGACGGGGATGTCCCGCTGCCGGTTGTCGCAGCGGATGACCAGGTCATCGTCGCCGAAGGCGATCTTCTTGCCGCGCTGCTCCACGGCGATCTTGGTGCCCTCGTTCTTTTCGACGATCTGGATGTCGTGCTCGTTTGCCATTTAGGTCATGCCTCCTTTAATTCTCAATGTGAGCGTCACGCTGGACGCGCTGCCGTCAAAACTGACCTTGAAGCCGTTGAGGGCCTTGTCGGTGATGTGGATGTCTCCGACCTCGCCGACGTGGGCCGTGACCTCCGCCTCGACGGTATAAAACAGGTTTTTCCGGGTCGTGGTCAACGCCACGGTGGTCGGGTTGTCCATCGTGGAATTGAACGGGTAGGCCGCGCTGTTGGTGAGCGTGACCGTCTTGACCTCGCCCGTGACCTCCGCGTCGAAGGATGCGTCGATCTGCTCCATGTGGGCGTCATTCTGCCGCTGCTGCTGCAAATTGCCCACAAGGAGGGTCTTTGCCCCCAGGTAGGCGTCCAGGATGCCGTCCTCCATGTTCCCGAAGTTCGTGGCGCTCTGGGCTGTGCCCTGCTGGATGACCTCGCCCTGCTCTTTCGTCACGGTCGAGGTGCCGTCTCCGTTGTCCACGATCCGGCGCCGGTTGGGGTATTGGGTGACGTGATCCTTCCAATCGGTATGATTATACATTGGCTTTCACCTCCTTTCTCACGCCTCCGTGATGGTAAATCTAAACCGGTAGAGGATGCCCTCCTGGACGCTTGTGCGGGTGATGGCCTCGCCCTTGCTGGCCCACAAATTCCCGTTTATGTCCCAAAGCTGGAGCTCAGATACGGTGATGGACGTGCCCACGGAGTTGTCGATGATGATGTCCGCGGTGATCGTCCCGTCCGCCTGGATGCTGATCTCCGGCTTGCCGGTTGTGTAGTAGGTGCTGCCGACCTTATACCGGGCGTATGCGATGACGCGCTCGGTGTACTGCTTGTAGCCCTGCAGGGCCGCTGCGGTCAGAATGCCTGCCATGGTGTGACCTCCTTAATCGGTATCGTCCCCGCAAAGGGGATAATCAAACGGCGCCGTGGCTGCGGACGCCTTGATGCTGATGATTGCGGAACAGTAGCCCTCTTGGCTGCCCAACGCCAGGAGAAACATTCGCAACGCCGGCCATAAATTGCCGCACGCGAACATTGCGGCCAGGAGCTGATTGATCTGGGCGGTGCTCATTCTCCGCCCCCGTATGCCGTCCACGTCCCGGACGGGGTCAAAAAATAGACCTTGCCGGCGGACGGGATGATGGCGCAGGAGCCGGGCCCGGCCTTGTCGGTCGGGATTTCATCCAGGTCGTCGATGCTGTCCAGGATGTACTGCCGCGCCGCTTTCTGCTGCTTCGTACCCTCCACGATTTCGTGAAATGCCATGTTTGGGAGCCCTCCTTTGCTCGTTTTTTATGTTGGATCATCTTCTCCGCAAAGCGGATATTGGAACGGGCTGACCGACCGGCCGATGGCGTTGTCGATCTCCGCGTCCTGCAGGACGCCGACGGTGTTGGTGTCCGGGTACGTGCCGGCCAGGCGATAGGGGAACGTGTACGCCTCCCGCGCCGGCTTGATTTGGACGGTGGCGTCCGTGGACATGTACAGGATCATCGCCTGATGGCTTGGCTTGATCCGCTTCAGCTTGGAAAAAACCGCGTCGTAGTCGATGGGGCTGCCGTCGCTGAAAATCTCCACGGCGAAGGTGTACGGCGCCACGTTTTCCGTGACCTTGGCCGCCATGCCGGTCAAGGTCTGGATGATGTGCTCGATCTTGGCCGGGTTCATGGGCTCCCGCGAGTTGCGCTTCAGCACGACGGCCCGGCGTCTCTCCTCCATGGTCTGGCCGGGCGTCGGGGTGATGCCGTAGCGCTGCTCCCAATACGGGATCGACCACGTGGCGGTTTCCGGGAATGCCTGGAGGCGCAGCTCCTCAAAACGGAGCCGGACGTTGTCCATGTCCGCGCCCATCACCTGGAAAATCCACTTGCCAACATAGGAACGGTCATAAATGGGCGAAATCCTGGACAGCATCCGCAACGCCGTCGGGCTGGTTGGGAAATGCTCGATGTCGAAATCGCTCATTGCTTAGTCCTCCTCCGGGTAGTAAATGGTGCCGTCGATGGTGATGGAATTGGTCACGGGGTAGTCGTCCGCGTCGATGGGGACGTTTTCCGTATCGTCGTTGACGGTCAGGGCCGAAAAGTCGGCCACGCCCTCCGTCTCCGTGAAAATGGAATGCACCCGATTCCACTTGACCGCGCCCTCCTCCTTGGCCTCGATGTAATACGTTTCGATGGCCGTCTTGAAGCGGGCGGCGACGTCGGCGGCGGTGGCGCCGTCCTCCGTCTGCAGGCCGTTGATGACGAAATCGAGCTTGCAATTATCGCCGGGCGCGACGACGACCAGGATGGCCCCCACGGGCGCAAGGCGCTCGATGGCGCGGTTTCCGGGGTGCATGATGTGGTCATACACGGCCGCCAGGATCGTCGGGTTTGCGGGCTGTCCGTTGCTGTCGAGCACGATCAATTTGACGTAATTGGGGTGATCGGTTTCGTAGTTGGCGTCCACCAAAACCGTCCCGACGCCGCTGACCTCCTTGGCCCAGCGGATATAATCCGCGTCACAGCCGACATAGCTTTCCCCGCTGGATTGCTCCGCCAGGACGATGCGCTCATAGAGTTCGTCGTCTGTCTCCTCCACGGTGCCGCCGGTGATCGGCTCCGCGTTGGTGATGCTCACGACGCCGGTGATCGGCGACGCCATGATGACGATGGTGTCGGCCGCCACGTTGCCGCGCAGGCCGCCCTCCACGGCCGTCACGGTGGCGTCGGCGGTGCCGTAGTCCTCTCCGGGTGATGCTGTACCGATGACGGCCAGCGCGTCTGTGGCGTACTCTATGGCCGGCGTATCGCCGACCGCAGGAACGCAGAAGACGGTGCCCGCCGGGATTTGGGTGCCGGGGACGCCGGTGATCGTGATCGTGCCGGAGGCGTGGTTGGGCGCCCGGCGCGTCAGGCCGACGCCTGCGGCGTGGTAGTCCATATACTGGCCGTATGACCAGGCCGGAAACATGATTTTCAACGTCTCGATCAAAATAAAATTGATCAGTTCGTCCTCCTCCAATGCCGTCGGCATGGTGAAGTCATACGGGAAGCCGCCCTCCACGTTGTCGATGTCCGCGGGCAGAGCTTTCATCATGCGGGCCTGGATTTGCTCCGCGGTCTCGCCGATGTACCAAGGCGGCGGCGTAAATGTTGGCCTTGCGATTGCCATTTTTTCACCCCCTTTTAACTGGTTTCAACGGCCACGGACAGGCGGATTTCGTCCAGGTCGCGGCCTTTTACTGCAAACGTCCCGAAAAGGCTTGTGCCCTCCCAGGAAAATTCAAAATTGCGGACGTGTTCGGTCTTGGGGTTGACCATGAGCGCCTCGATGATCGTGCGCTCGACCGACGCCTCCACGCTTGCGTGATCCGGCTGGGCTGCTGCATACTCCATTTCTGTCCCGATCCGGGTGGAATATGCCAGGAAGGCGTCCCGCTCTGTTGCGATGATCTTCATGCACCATTGCATGAATGCCTCCCGGCCCTCTGCCTCGACCATGCGATTCGCCCCGTCCCGCGTGAAATCTCCGGCGGTGAAGTCGAAGAACACGGAAGGGCGGTAATGCTCCC